TACCCCGCCTCTACCTACGGACTTACAGCAACTTTTATCCTCAACACCTACGGAAACACCCGTATTACGGTGACAGCTGTCGCCAGTGGTGACTCGTTTACCTTGACAATTCCTGCTGCCACCTCCGCAAATTTTACTGCAGGAAATTATAAACTATACCTTTTCGTTACCCTCGGAGCCGCCAAGTATCTTGTTGGTAATCAGGATGTTGTTATAAAAGCCAATCCCCTGACTGCCACGGGAGACACCCGCAGCCACATCCAAAAGGTATTGGATGCAATAGAGGCAGTCCTTGAAAACAGAGCCACACAGGAATATCAATCGATGTCAATTAACGGGTATTCGATTACACAGATGAGCCCGCAGGAGCTGTTGAAACTAAAGGACTATTACGAAGGAAAGCTAAAGACCGAGCAGAACAAAGAGGCAATGGCTCAAGGTAAGCCTTCCAAAAGAACAATATTGGTACAATTATAAACAAAGGAAAAAGCCATGAAAAACATTCTTCTCCTCACGATTCTGATTCTTGCTCCGGCTGTATTTGCGCAGTCTGCATTTACCACCGGCTGGAGCCCCAAGATAGAATACAAGGGAAACAGTCAAGTTGTAATCGTTAAGGGCGTTAGTGATACCACCGATGCACTCTACTCAACTGCATTCTCATTGCAGGGATATGATAAGGTGGACTTAAACACATACCCTTTGACAGCCGGTGTAAAATTATCCGGTACATCCACAGCAACCCGCAAAGTAAGTTCCTATATTCAAGCATCTTGGGACGGAACAAACTGGGCAAACATAGACACCATTTCGACAGCGGATTCAGTCAATACCCTAATAATGAAAACTGCATTGAATTTGAATGGCTACAGGGCACCATATTACCGGATATCCGTAGTGGGAGCCACCACAGCGAACGATCTCACCACCTTTGATATAAGATTATACGCTTACCGCAGGGACTAAAATGTCATTAATCCAGGCGGTAAAACGGTATTTCATAGCATCCACCAGAAAGACGCAAAAGCGTGGCTTTTTTGCTGCCACGCTTGACCGTCTTACAACAGGATGGAGCACTTCCTCGGGTCAGATAGATTCAGACCTTCGGGGAGATGTTGCCGTTTTGCGGAGTAGAGCCCGTGAACTTGCAAAGAACAATGATTATGCAAAGAAATATCTTCGCCTCGTTAAGCAGAATGTAATCGGTTCCGATGGATTCATCCTGCAGGTGAAAGCCTATGACCTGATAAAGGTGAACGGGAAGGACCGTAAAAGCCTCGACGAATATGCCAACAGGGTGATTGAAGAGCATTTCTACAAATGGGGTGATAACTTTCACGCAGACATAACGGGAAAACTGACCTTCAGGAAACTGATAGAGGTTATCCTTTTGGCAATCCTGCGGGACGGTGAAATATTCGTAAGGAAGATAACGGGCGGAAATGTTAATCCATACGGGTTCAGCTTGCAACTGATACCCGCCGATTACATCGATCACACCTATAATCTGGAGCTGAAGAACGGCAAATACATCCGTATGGGAATCGAATATGACAGCTACGGGAGACCGGTTGCATATCATGTGACAAAACAGATGAATGCCAATACTGACTTATGGTCATCAATCCCGACGGGCGACAGGGTAAGAATCCCTGCAGCAGACATAATCCACCTGTTCGATCAGGAGCACGCAATCCAGAGCCGTGGTTATTCGTGGCTTACTCAATCGATGTGGAGGCTGTTTCAGCTCGGCAAATTTGAGGAAGCATCTGTCGTAAATGCAAGAGTGGCAGCCGCTAAAATGGGTTTTTTCAAAGACAGTGCGAATGCAGGACTTGACGGAGAATACAGGGAAGATCAGGATGGCAACCTGATTGATGCCGTTGAACCCGGTTCATTCCAATACATCGGCGATAAGGATTTTGTGGGTTTCGACCCCAAATTTCCAACCGATCAGTACGAAGCGTTTACCAAAAGGCAACTAATGGGAATCGCCTCCGGCATGGGTGTTTCTTACAATACACTCTGTAACGATCTGGAAGGTGTTTCTTATAGTTCGATTCGGGCAGGGTTGTTGGATGAGAGAGAGTTTTACAAAGAGATACAAGGCTATTTAAGAGATTACTTCCTTATACCTGTATTCTCTGCATGGCTGAAACAGTTCCTGATTTCGGGGCTTACAGTTTTACCGGCTGCAAAATATGACAAGTTTAATCAGCCTGTTTTTATAGGTAGGCGTTGGCAATGGGTGGACCCGCTTAAAGATGTGCAGGCTTCAAAACTTGCCGTTGAACAGGGCTTCAAAACACGACAGCAAGTAATCAGCGAACAGGGCGGTGACTTCCTTGAAACAATGGAAGCCCTGCAGTACGAACAGGAAGTAATCCAGAATTTAAACATAAAAATCGGCGATACAAATGAGTCAGATACTAACTCCGGTGCCGGGGCAAATGATCAAACGAGCCCTGACGATACAGCCGGAAACATTGAATGAAGAAGACAGAATAATAGAGTTTAGCTGTTCTTCAGAGGAGCCGTATAATCGTGGTGGTTATGTGGAAATACTCAGCCATGACCCTTCTGCAATAAGGTTGAACCGGCTTTCGAATAAGGCTGCCGTCCTTTTTAACCACAAATGGGATGAGCTTATCGGAGTGGTTGAGGATGTAACCATTGACGCAGAAAGCAAAAAGCTTAGAGTAAAGGTAAAGTTTTCAAAGACCGAAGAGGGTATGGAAGCCCTTACGAATGTGCAGGATGGAATCCTGACAAAGGTATCAATCGGTTATATCCCCTTAAAATACATCGTGGAAGGTGAGACAGAAGATAAAACCCCTGTGTACAGGATAATCGACTGGGAACCCTACGAAGTTAGCCTCGTTACCGTGCCTGCAGATGACACAGTCGGAATTGGCAGAATGGTGATGGAAGAAAAAACAGAAATTAATAATCAAACAGAAAGGATCACAGTCGTGGAAACAAATATCCAAGACATCCAAAAAAACGAGCGTGAAAGGCAACTGGCAATAAGTGATCTCGCAAGAGTTTACAACACAGACCTTACCAAATTTGTCGAAGACGGTTCACCCGTTGAATCAGTAATTAACTTCCTTCGTGTTAATCAGCCAAAGACCCAACCCCTCGGAGTTGTCGAGGTGGATATGACACCAAAGGAAAAAAGAATCTACAGCCTCCGCAATGCTTACCTCTCACAACTGAATCCGCAGAAATACGGTAATTCACTCGAAAGGGAAGTATCTGACGAGCTTGCCAAAAAGTACGGAGAGGAAGCACAGGGCATTTATGTTCCTTACAGCATTCTCGGTAGAGACCTTACCTCAGGCGGTGCCGGAACAGGTGCGGAACTGAAAGGAACCGACCATCTCGGTGGTGAGTTTATCGATGTTCTTCGTAACAAAATGGTAACTCTTCAGGCAGGTGTCAGAGTTCTTTCCGGACTCAAAGGAAACATCGACATTCCGAAACTGACAGCCGGTGCAACTTTATATTGGGCTACCGAGGTGGCTGCAATAACAGAGAGCACACCGACCACAGCATCGGTTACAATGTCACCAAAGAAATGCGGTGCCTACATTGAAATCAGTAAGATGCTTTTGAATCAGTCAGACCCGTCCGCTGAAGCCATATTCCAGAACGATCTTCTGCAAACCCTTGCTTTAGGTTGGGACTTGGCAATCCTTCACGGAACAGGATCGGCACAGCCTACTGGTATCGCTGCAACCTCAAACATCGGTTCTGTAACAGGTACCGGACTGGATTACCCTGCGGTACTTGAGTTCATCTCCGATGTTGAGACAGCCAATGCCGATGTATCAACAATGAAGTTCATCACCAATCCTGCAATCAAAGCCATCCTCAGAGGCAGAGAGAAGGTGACAGGTTACCCTGATTTCCTTATGGGACAGGACGGGAAACTTGAGGGCTTCGATGTACTTGTCACCAATCAGGTAGCATCCGGTTATATGTTTTTTGGTGACTTCTCACAGGCACTTCTCGGACTTTGGGGCGGTGTTGATCTTGTTGTTGATCCTTACTCAAAGGCTGAGTACGGTCTTGCAAGGTTTATCGCATCCCAGATGGTAGATGTTGCCGTAAGATATCCCGGAGCCTTCTCCGTAGCTACCGGAGTGAACTAAAATGGCATTACCTGAAGTAAAGACCTATGAAGTCTTAAAAGGGACAGCCATTGCCGGAACACATTACAAGGGAGGGCAGCAGTTTCAGGCTGCCCTCCCTAAGGTTGTGGAAGAAGAAGGTCTTTATAGAAAGCTGTATCGCATTGTTCCTGCAGAAACAGTTTTGAACAAAGAGACCAACCCCGAACCGAAAAAGGCAAAAAAATAGATGCCATACGCAGCCGTTTTCCCTGTTTCGCAACTTTTTACGAGCCCTCTGGCAGTCAATCTGACTTACGGGGGCTCAGTATATAAGTGCATCTATGAAAAAGAAGATGCATCGGATGACCTGAACGGGGAGAACTACCGAATCACAGCCGAGGTGCAGGCATCAACTGCCGTTCTAATAAGTGATGGTGATACGGTTACAATTAATTCCATTTCCTACAAAGTTGCGTATCGCTCGGAGACACCTATCGGAACCGTGATACTGTATTTATCGCAGGCTGATATGGTTACTCCTGAGGTATCTGTTGGAAGTGAGTTACTTGCGAATATAAACTTTTCCTCTGCTGTCTGGAATACAGGCGGAGGAGCCACAAAGGCGGCTAATCTTGCCACCTTGCCAACGGACGGAGCTGTGATAACTTATGCTGATTATGTAACCGTAACCGAGGGTAACACTTACAGACTTAGAATAGTAGTTGAAGAAATAGAGACAGGAACGATAAGAATAACCGATGTGAATAATTACAGTTTTACCTTTTTCATTGAGACAGCCGGCACACATGATTTATACTTTACCGCCCGTTTCTATTATCTCGGTTTCATCGGTCTCACGGCAATAAACAATACAACCGCAATTAAAGTCAGCAGCGTTTCCCTGAAGGCGGTATTATGACCAGAGCCGATATATTAAACGCAATGAAGCAACGGTTTACGGCGATCACCACGGGAAGCGGATATAATTACACCGTTTCAAAGTGTGGGCTGTTTGATGTTATCCCTACGCCAAAGAGTACGAACCTCTTCATTTCGATTATCGACAAAGGGCAAACTTTTGTACAGGCAAATTACGGAGCATCAAACCCCGAAGACCTTACCCTCGATGTTGATGTAATATGCAGGATCAGGGTATCAGGAACGGGACAGGAAACAAACTATACCCTTGCACCCGCAAAGATGGTGGCGGATATAAGGAGAGCTATAGGAACGGATGACACCTGGGGAGG